AGGAAGGAAATTCCAGGCTTCTCGGAGCGCGTAGACGCGATTCGCTACCATACCCCGGACCCTGGGGGTCCAGGCTTGCGGAATAGACCTACAGCCGCAACATCCTCTGCAACAAAGCCCCTCCGAATGTCCATTGCAGACGGCTCGTTGGGCATTCCAAAAGACCTCGCGGAGTTTCTTCGAGCCTTTCGCAGCCTGGACTCCCGGATTGACGCAGCGCTAGAGGCCGGAATTCCCTGGGAAGACGTGGAGCGCGCCCTGGTAGAGAAGCCCGAGTTTGCCAGGCAGTACAACGCGATCATGAAGGAGCGCAGGATTCGCTGCTTGGACCTGATTCTTCACAACGCGATCAACGACAAGGATAGCTCGGCAGCCAAGGCGTATCTGGCCGCAGAGGAGAAGGCAGAAGGCGTGGGTGAGGGAGCAGACCAGGAGCCCGCAGGCTACGACGCAGAGTTTGACGAGCACCTGAAGCTGAAGGCATCTTGGTTGTCCACCTTTGTGGACAAGGTAGCCCAATCGTGACCGAGTGGATTCTTCCCGCCTCGCCAGACTCTCCGGTCTACCGGGATGTCATCGAAGACATTCGCTTGGAGCGAAATCCCCAGGTCAAGCGGGCAAAGTTCCGGGCGATTTGTGAGGCGGATTACTGGTTCTTCCTGAAGTTTGCCCACTCCTTCGGAAACTACAAGATTAAGGACGCTGGACACGCTCACAAGGGCGGGTTCTGGATTGACGAGCCCTTTGTCTTCAATCTGGCCAGGACTTTCCAGAAGGACATTGATACCGGGGAAAGCCGGGTCTTCTACAACCTGCCCAGGTACTACTTCAAGACCTCGCTTCTGACTCAGGCGGGCTCGGTCTGGTTGCTTCTCAAGGGTGCTCACGAGCGCATTGCCATTCTGACCTACAAGGTGGACGCTACCGGAGAGCAAATCTTTGGTGGGGCTAAGATGGAAATGGAGAACAACAAGGTTCTTCATGCCCATTGGCCAGACAGGCTGACCCCAAGGCTTAGGGAGTATCCCTACTGGACTCAAACGGCAATCATGCTTTTGAACTCCGGTCCAGCCCAGGAGCCCTCGCTGTCCATTCATTCCCTGGATAGACAGCCCACCTCGGGCCACTACACGAAGCTCTTCTTTGATGATCCGGTAGTCAAGGAAACGGTCCTGAAGGAGTATCAGATTCAGAAAACCATTCAGGACCTTCGGACAGCCACAGCGCTGCGCTCCGAGGATACCCAGGTGTTCTACATCGGCACCATTTGGGATATTGACGATCCGTGGATGCAGCTTGAGCGAGAGGACTTCTTCTCTCGCCGGGATCACATTTCCTGCTATAACGAGGCTGGCGAGCCCATCCTGCGCAGCAGGAAGTTCCTTAAGGATTGGGAGCGTGACATGGGGGGGTACATGTTCTCCTGCCTCATGCTTGGGAATCCAACCCCCAGGGGCGAGCGGCGCTTTCTTCAAGAATGGATCAGGCACTATGAAAACAAGCCCCAAGACGAGCGGAAGGGAAAGTCGGTGGACATATTCACGGACTTTGCCGAGGGAGTCAAAGATGGGGATTATCACTGTTTCCGGGTGGTCGGGTTTGGTAAAGACCGAAAGCGGTATAACCTGGACCTGTGGCGGGAAAAAGGCGATCTCGTACGAGCCTTCGACGGCTTGTTTCAACTGGTCGTGAAGTGGGAGCCAGATCGGGTCTGGCTGGAGCCCTACCACGCGGAAATCTACATGGACGCCATTCGCAGGGAAATGGAGTCTCGCAAGACCAGGTTCAGGATTCAAGCCCTGGACATCAGAAGGAACAAGGAATACCGAATCGAGCTGTGTCAGCCATTCTACCAGCGTGGCGAAATCCTCTACCCGCGTGGTGGATTTGGACACTCTTCAATGGGCGATCAGAGAGACACGATGGAGCAATTCCTCCGAGATGAGTACCTTCGCTGGACCCCGGTCAAGGGAGCAATTCAGCATGATGACTGCCTGGACACCGAGGCGTGGCATTGCCAGCCGGAGTTTCAGAGCCGGATTCACTGGCCTATTGATCTGACACAACCCAGCGAGGATGCCTTCTTGAAAGAGCGCTTGGGACACTTGAGTCCTGACCCATTTGATTCGGTGAGCGGATGGGCTATCCTATAGAGACCCGGCCATGGCTACGGACATTCAAATCGAATATGGCAAGACCCTCTCGGACTCCGAGGTGGTCTCGCTTGCCCAGGAAAGCTACAAGAACTCCAAGGAATGGTTTGCCGACATTTGGAAGGAAGCGTCAGTCCTGTACGACATGTACTACGGGGAGACGCTTTCAGAGTCTGATAAGCAGTACCTCATCGACACCAAGCGACCCCCAATTAGCTTCAACTATGCGGTTCAGACGGTCAACGCTATCGTCGGAAGCGATCAGGCAGACCGCAAAGAAGCCGTTTTCAAGGGCTCTGGCCCCGAGGATATCGACGCTTTCAAGGGCGAAGGGCGGACTCAGATTGTTCGGAAGTTCATGAATGAGTGCAATGGGCGCAGGCACGAATCGGATGCCTTCCTGGATGACTGTGTAACCGGCTACGGATTCAGTGAGGTTTACCTGGATGTTTCACGTGGAAAGCCGCGTCCCGTTCTGGTTCGGGTCCAGCCGTGGGAGATGTTCCCCGATCCCGACGCGGGAGAGGACAACCTTGAGGATGCCCGCTACTTCTGCCGCCTGAAGGCTTGGTATCTCGAAGAGGTTCAGGCCCGCTGGCCAGACAAGGCGGATGACCTCAAGACCGCTGTTGAGGCCCGAGAGATCCCCACGATTGCCGTTTCTCCGGGCGTAGAGGGCTCCTGGAAGCGCGGGCGCTCTCCCAGGAAGGGAGACCGCATCGAGGTCCTGGACTTTCAATACAAGCGCTACATGCCCCGCGTGATGTGGAAGGACCCGGAATCCGGGCAGATGCAGGATACCACGCACGAAGAGATGGAGCAGCGTAGAAAAGAGATTCACCAGCAACAGCTCTCCGAGCACGATGCCCAGATGCAGAAGATGATGGCTGCATCCGGGGGCATGATGATGGAAGGCATGATGGCTGCCGCTCCGCCTCCCCCAGAGCCCCCGGACTTTGAATCCTGGGCGTATGCTGGCGAGACCTATTGGCGGGCCTACGTTGCCATGGGAAACGCCAGGAAGCCGGGGGCCAAGGGAGTTCTCCTCTCCCATAAGCAGCAGAGCATTCCGAAGTTCTCTTACAACGTGGTGACTGGATACAAGAAGAAGGACCTAGAGACTGGCCGGGTGCGATTCTTTGGCCCCATGAGAATCCTTCACGATCCGCAGATGTACATCAACAAGACCGCTGCGGTCTACCTTGAAATCCTTTCCCGGATGGCCAAGGGCGGAGGGTTCATTGGAGAGTCCGCAATCACCGGGAATCCTCAAGACTTCATTCGCAAGATGTCTACCCCGGTAGGCTGGCAAATTGTCCGGGATGAAGCAATTGAGAGAAACCTAATTGTGGACCGGCAGACCGTTTCGCCGCCGCAATCGTTTGAGCGCTTCATGGAGCTATGCGTCAACAGCCTGGGCTCTCTGACCGGAGTTACGGACTGGCTCAAGGGAACGGCGAACACGGAACGCTCCAACGTCCTAATCTCCAATCTTCAGGGGCAAAGCATGGTGCTTCTGAACCCCCTCTTTGATCCCCTTCAGGAGTTCAGGATCAGGAACGCCAGGCTCATGGTTGCCGTGGCTCTGAAGTATTGCCCCGAGGAAGACCTGGAGAAGATCCTTGGAGACGTAGGCAAGGCCAAGGGAATCACTTACGACGAACAGTTCAATTCGCAGACCGGAAAGACCGAAAAGGTTCCCAAGGTAGACGAGATGACCGGGATGCCGATTACTGCATTCTCGGTCATTTCCGAGGATGATCCCCTGGAGTCTGACGTGACCGTGGACGTGGGCCAGGCGAGTCCGACGATCAAGCAGGCCGTCTGGCAAATCTTCGCGGAACAGGGTCTCTTCAAGGACTTCATGGCAGCCGGGGTTCCCCCGGACCTTCTCGTCCCTCCTCTGGTACGAAACCTCCCGATTCCGGGGGTGATGCCACAGATGCTTGGAGACGAGGTGGAGCAGAGGATGCGGACCCAAATGGAAATGGGAACCCAACAGGGTATCCTTGAGGCGCTAGCTAACTTAGAGCCTCAGATGATGGCCGAGACTCTTCAGAAGGCCATGGAGCTAGCTCAGGGCATTATGGCCCAAGAGCAAGGCGCCCCACCGGAAGAGGCGCAAGGAGAACAGAACCCCAATGAGCAGCCTGCTTAGGACGTGGAAGCGCTCGATGGAGCGCAGAGACCTCCAGGATGAGGCAATCGAGTTTCTGGCTGAGGCTCAGAACAAGAAAGAGGGCTGGTCTTTTCGCAGGCATGGCGAGTCCATTGGATCGCTGATGAGGCGTTCCTTCAAGACCATGCAGCGCGCCAAGAGGCGCAAGGTAGACCCCTACTCCTTTGGAAAGGAAGACTAGATGGCAAGAGAAGTGCAGGAAGACGCTGAGCCGGTAGAAGAGCTGGCTCCAGAGCAACCGTCAGCGGAAGCTGGCGAGGCGGATGCCTCAGCACAAGAAGACCAAGCAGCGGCAGAGTTTCTTGAAAAGACCAAGCGGAAGTACAACTTGGTTGGCGCGAGGGAGACTCCGGCAGAAGAGGCAGAGCCAAAGCAACAGGCGGCCAAATCAACCGTTCAGCAGTCAGAGGCCCAGAAGCGCTGGCAGGAGAGAGAGTCCCGCAGGCAGGCCCTTTCCCGCCTGGAGCAAGAGAACCAGACCCTCAAGTCTGCAATCCTTGAAGCCCTACAGGAGCCAGTGCCGCAGCCGGTTTCCGAGGACAAGGGACCAGACCCTCAGCAAGATCCGGTGGAATGGTACAAGTGGCAGATTCGGGAGGCGATGAAGGACGAGCTGGCCCCGGTCAAAGGATGGGTGGAAAATGAACAGCAACGCCAGGCGATGGCGGCGCAGGAGTATCAACGAAGGGCGGAGTTTGAGCAATTCAGGAATCGACTGGTTGCCACCCTGGCGGAGGCCGAGCAGGACTACGAGAACACTGCGGAAGGTAAAGGATATCGAGATCGCCTAAAGCGCTTTGCTGAAGCCGACCAGAAGATCCTTGTCAGGGCCGGACACAGCCCAGAGCAGGCTGCCATGATGGTGGCCCAGAGCTTTGATGGCATGGTCAAGTCCGCCTTTCAGCAGGGAATCAATCCGGCCGTCTACGCCGATGCCTTCATTTCAAGCTGGATGGAAGAGCTTGGCGGCAAAGGAGGGTTCAAGGCTCCGGCCTCGAAACCCATTGCCAAGCTGAGAGAGGCTAGCGAATCTTCGTTTGCCACCTCCCTTTCCCAGAGGAGCGCTCCGGCCAAGGATGCCTCCAATCCGATTAGGGCAGCCTCTAAGGCGGCGGAGATCACCCCGGAGATGCTACAAGAGCTGGTTCGCTCGAAAAAGGGCAAGGCTGGCTATCGGGAAAAGCTGAAGCAAGTGATGGCCGAGCTGGACAAACAGGCAGGGTAGTGTGTTACGATAAGTAGCGGCAGGTTAATCCGGCTGTCTGCCGAGGCTAGTTAGCTCCTGCCGAGTACCCCTCCCGCCGCATTGGCGGAGGCCGGGAACGGGGCTCGTAACCGTTTCGGGCCGGAGAACCCTAACTCTCCAAAGTTTGAGCAGTCAAAAGAACGAGTTAGGAGACTCAAACCATGACGGCAATTGGATACGGCAACTCATTGCGCGAGACGATGTATCGCGCTGGAGTAATCCTCGAAGCTGAGAGGGCAACTCCGCTGTCCGCTTTTGTCGGTTCCGGGGACGGCAACGCCTTGGTACTCGAAGAGCGGCCCGGTAACAAGCGAGGGGATACGGTCAAGATTCGCTTTGCAAAGGCAAACGATACGGCGCCGATCACCTCGACCGCAACCATTCTGGGCCAGGAAGAGTCCACCACCTACTATGAAGATAGCGTCAACATTCGCTATTTTGGCTATACCGGGTCCGTGGACAACATTCCTGCCAGCCAGAACAATGTTTCGTTCAACCTCAAGGACGGCGAGCGGTCTCGTATCGCCCTTCAGTGGGCGTACAACCGCGAGAAGTCCATCATCAATCAGCTCGTCGGAAACACGCTTCTGAACTCAGATGCGGACTACGGACGCAGCGGCGGCAACATTGTCACCGCTCAGGATACCAACCATCTGTATTGGGCTCCTGATTCCAGCGGCGCAAACACTACGGACGCCTTGGTGGCGGCCGACGACACGGCGATTCTGACCACGCGTGTGATTGACGATCTGGTCACTCGGGCGGTGTCTTCTGACTACGTTGAGTGGCCCATCGCCCCGGCGGAGACCCCCCTAGGGCCTCTGTACGTCTTTGTGGTTCACCCCACCGGGTATCAGCAGATTCGCACCAACAGCGCAGCAAGCGACTGCTATGACCTTCAGAGGGCTCTTCTGGAAGCCGGGCTGGAGCCTGACGATTCTCCGCTGTTCAATGGCGAGGGTTTCATCTACAACAACACCCTCGTTCTTCGCAGCGACTTCTGCCCGCAGGGAATCACCAGTGCGGCAGCCCAGGCGAACAGTCGGGTTGGCGCATTCTTCGGGGCTCGCGCGGGCCATGTAGTCTATGGCGAAGGCTTCACCGATGGGAATCACCTGGGTTGGGCAGAGCACGTCCAGCTTCGTCGGTGGTCCTGCCTTTCGGATACCATCTGGGGCGTCAAGCGTACCATCGTCAATGACGTGTCTTGGGGCGCCTTCCGCGTCGCTCACTACTCGGCCGTGTAATGACACGGTACGGACAAAGGAGTTAAGAACATGACGGCATCAATTGTTTACAGTTCCTTGTATAACAGCGACGGCACGCCGCTCGCTGGCCGTCCGGTGAACTCGGCGCAGGCGGCGGACTTTGACGTGGTGAGCTACACCGTAGCCACGACCTCCTCAGACGAGATTGGAGACTTCGTTCACCTGATTCCGGTACCCACCGGGAAGAGGATCGGAGCCCTGGCCTGGCGCGGCGATGCTCTCGATTCCGATGGCGCGTTGGACATGGATATCGTTCTTCGCACCACGGATTCTGACGGCAACCACACGGACACGATTCTGTACAACGCCGGCACCGCGCTCGCTTCGGCCACAAGCAACCAGTTCTATGTGGTCAATCTCTCGCAAGTGCCTACGGATGGGGACAATGTTGGATCAATCGGGCTGAAGGTGAACACCGCCGGAACCAGTGCTGATTCTGGCGACATCAACCTGATTGCGTTTTGGCGGTAACGTCGTGCCGCAGTGGCTCTGCGGCTCATGTCGGGAACGGGGAGGGGTGCCTATTCTCCCGGGCGATACCCCTCCCCGGCTTTTTCTGATGGTTGAGAAACGGGTACGCTTTGTACCCCTTGGGGGACAAAATGGCAACCTTTGCTGAATTCATTACCAAGTGCGCGACTCGGGTGGACTACAACAGCACCCGGACAACGCTGTACTTGCAGGAGACTACGGTCAGGAAGTTGAAAGAAGTCTCCGTGATTCGCTCCTCCTTCATGGAGGGCCAGTTCACCTTCTCGACAACGGCCGACGATGAAGACTACGGCTCTGGGTACGCCGGGTTCCCGACCGATCTCATGGAGATTGATGCCCTGTACGGCGTCGTGGGAACCGCACCAAACGAGACTCGGTATCTGATCGAGGGGCCAGTCACCCTTGAAGAGGTTCGCAACTTCAGGCGGGCCTACTACACTCAGCCAATCCCCGAGTTTTGGGCCTGGCACAATAACCTTCTCATTCTGTCTCCCCGCCCCTCTGCGGTGCAGGTCATTACCGGGGACTACCTGAAAGACGCCACCAAGGATTCGGCTACCGGAGACACGATCACCACCGGCTCGACGACGCACACGAACGGCTGGTTTGACCGTGGGGAGCAGGTCTTGATGAACCTGGTTCTCTACGAGTATCACCTGGCAATCAGTCATGACGGAGAGCTTGCAGCCATGGCAAAGACCCTGGCCCAAGAGGGCCTGGACACAATCAGGAAGGAAGTCTACCTAAAGCAGTACAAGGGCGGGCAGCCGAGGTCCTACTGGACCGACGGCGCCCCCTACGGGTGGTTCTAGGTGCCTGTCAACTTTGTTCCTTTCCAGGCGTTTGTCCCGGACGGTGGAGACTACGGCTCTCCGCTGTCTCAGGCCAACAACGTCATTCCCATTCATGGCTCCTTCAGAACGCTCAGGAAGAAGAGCCGGGTAGCCAAGATTTCAAGCGTAGGCCCGGTCACCGGAGCCTTTGTCCACATCTTCCAGCAAGCCAAGGCCGTGCAGTTCATGCGACCAACTCAGGCTTCTGGTGGTGGACCCGGTTCAGGATGGCTTACGCAAGATGGGTCTAACAGCAACACCACCCTTGGCCGAGCGATTGACGAGGTGGTCCCGGACGATTCTGACTACATCATTGCGGTACGCGCCCCAAGCGAAAACGACCTGATTATGCTCCTGAGCGATCCGGTCGCCCCAGGGGCCACGAGTGGGCATTACGTCAGGTATCGTTACCGCATTCCGGTTGCCGGAACCTGGAAGCTCGAGGTTGATCTTTCTGAGGCTTCTGCAATCACTGTTAGCTCTCTGCCCAGGGCGGGCGCTACGTCAATCGCAACGACAAGTTCCGCTCACGGGCTAGTAACTGGTCAAAAGACGAGGATTAGCGGGGCAACCCAAACTGAATACAACGGAGCCGTTGTCATCACGTCCACCGGGGCGAACACCTTTGACTATACGGTCAGCGGCACTCCGGCTACTCCGGCCACCGGAAGCATCAAGTCCAGGGAGCTGATTGACAGCACCTCTCAGAGCGGCTCTGCCGCCGTTTCGGATTGGACTTCTGTTCAAGACCTCTTGACCGGAACCGAGGCTGGATACATCGTTGATTACAGCAACGTGGCTTTCTTTTTCTGGGCAACCTGTTCGGGTTCTCTTCAAGAGGCTCGTCCAGCCAGCGATGTTTCTGTAGGCTCTTGGACGACTCAGGCGGGTGGCTCGACGGATCTCTACACCAGGATTGATGAAGCGGTTGTCGACGATACCGACTATGTTCAAAGCGCGACCCTGACCCCCGGCGGTACGGCCTACACCTACGAGGTTGGGCTTCAGGATCTTGTCGATCCAGGACAAGACGAAACCGACGATTGGGCTCCCAAGTTCAGGGTCAAGGGAGCCAATAATGGGCTTCAGGTGGTTGCCAAACTGTTGCAGGGGACTACGGAAATTCTCTCGGAGACATTCTCGTCCCTGGCCACCAGCTTCGCCGACAAGACGATGGCCGTAGAAATCACCGACCTGGAAAGCATCACCGACTTCACCGATCTTCGGTTCTCCTTTGAGGCCAGCTATCCGGCAGAGGTGACGGAAACCGTCTTTCAGAATGGTAGCCCAATTAGCGAAACGGACAACCAGCTCACACCCCCCGGATATCAAGTGCAGGGGGCTGCAACCGCGTGGGAAGCGGTAAACGAAGCCGTTGCCAGCGATGCAGAATACTTCTATCACCCGTTGGGATACACCTCCTTTGACATGATCTTTCCTCTGACGAGCAGCCTTGAGGACCCCCTGGTTTCGACCGGATACAGCTTCAAGGTTCGCGCCAAGAGGTTTTCGGTCTTCGGAACCGGAGATGTCATCACAGCATACTTGATGCAGGGAACCAATGTCATCGCCACGTTGCAGGAGAACAACCTGACAGCAGATTGGGTCACGTACACCCACACCTTGACGGCGACAGAGGCAAATCAGATCACAAACCATGCCCTACTAAAGATTCGGGTCAGGAGCTATGCTACCGGTCCAGCAATCAGTTGGGTTCAGCTTCGGGTTCCCGAGCCTCACCGGGTTCAGATTTCTTTTGCCGAGCTTGAGGCGCCTAGCGCCGCTCGGGTGGAAGTCTCCTGGGCGGAGGTGGAGTTGCCAGACCCGACCACGGTTTACAGGGGAGACATCAACACGATGTTTGCCGGGACGGCTACCGCCTTGTACGAAGTGGATGAGGTAGACTTTGACGACATCTCGATTGCCGGTGGGTACACCTCTGGGGCCACTACTGCTACCGGCTGGCACTTTGCCTCCTGGGGCAATGATGTTATCGCCACGAACAAGGTGGACCCGGTTCAGGTTCGGGTAGCCAATGCCGGGGACTTCGCCAATCTGATTACCTCGGCGGATACCCCGCAGGCTCGCTTTGTGGCTGCCGTGAGGAATCACTTGATGCTCGGAGACATCAACTACACCGGGCACTTCTCGGATGAAGTCTGGTGGAGCAAGGTGGAGGACGCCTCGACCTTTGACGATCCGTTTGTCCCGGCGAATCAGTCAGACTTTCAGCGCATCCTCTCTCAGCCGGGGCAAATCATGGGCCTGGTGGGCGGGGACTTTGGCCTGGTTTTCAAGCGCAGGTCCATTCACCGGATGCCCTGGGTGGGCGGCAGGGCGGTCTTTGCCGTCGAGGATCTTTCTCGGGGCATTGGGACTCCGTACCCCAGAAGCATCGTGAACTACCTGGGGCAGACCTACTTCTGGGGTGGAAACAGTTTCTATGTTACCGATGGTTACAGTCCGCCGCAGAAGATTGGCAGCCAGGTTCTTTCTCGGTTCTTGACGGACTCTCTCTACTCTGCCGATTCCATCATTCAGGAGTCTCCGGCTTCCCTGGCGATTGAGGATCAGGTTATGGTGGGAAGCTATGACCCGGCGGCTGGAGTCATTCTCTGGTCTTACCAGAGAAAGGGAACCGACGCCTATCAGCATGATCGAGTGCTTGTTTATAACCCCGCAGAAGATCGGTGGGCACTGTTCAATTCTGAGGATGATCTTGCGTTCAATATCGAGATCCCAAACACGATTGACTCAAATTCCTGGCTTCTCAAGGGAACGGCTTGCTTCGAGTGGGATGGCGCGGACACCTTCTGGTTCAGGTACGCGGACGATCACACCGCCGCAGCCACCCTGAAGACCAAGAAGCAGACCATGGCCTTGGATGGACAGGAGAAGCCAGTGCAGGCCAGGATTCGCGGGGTCATGCCCATCCTAACCATCAACGGCCAGACGGAGCCGATCACCAAGTATCCCCTGGTCAGCCTAACCGTAGAGGCTTATTCCGATCCTCGGTTCTTCACTGGTGGGGAAACAGTTACCTACACCCAGAGTAGCGCCAATGAGGCCGGATGGTTTCCCGTGGATGTCAATGGGAGCTGGTTCAGATTTCAGCTTGACATTCCTGAGCTGGCTCCCCAGATGATGACTGCGGTAGCGGGCCTATACGTGGATTGGGAACCCCGGGGGAGGCCGTAATGCCCGAGGGAATCAAGCCCATCGGGGATGCTCTGGTAGACGATCAGATCAAGCGCCTTGGCACGGTGCTGGATGAGGAGTATGACGAGGCGTGGCTTGCCCCCGGAGAGTATCTTGGAACAGCAACGGCCGTGGCGGTTGGTGGTGGAAGGTATCTAGACTTTGCTGACGGCTCCACTCAAAGGGCCATGTGGGTAATCCGGGTCAATGATGAGTGGCTGAATCATTATTGCACCGCAACCGTTTACTACACCTCTTCAACCGGCGGAACCGCGACTTTTGACCTTCTTTTGGACACCTGGACCTTCACCGGGACCGATAACCTCAATACCGGTGGAACGCGAGTTTCGACCCTGGCCTGGTCCGCAGCGGGGCCGGGGGTTGCCTACGACCTCCTTTCTGCGAGCCAAACGATCAGCCAGGCGGCAATCTCCTCGGATGCGGTGTTCTTGAATCTTCGCCTTTCTCGGGACGGGGCTGCGGACACAAACAACAATGCCTTGATTGTTGCCGGGATCAAATTGGAGTTCTACAGGGCGTAGAATGGGATCAACTATGGCCTCGAATCTTGCCCTGGCAGAGCCCGCAGAAGTTGCCAAGCCCCTGGTTTCCGAGGAGGAGCATCAGAAGATTGATGCCCTGGAGAGGAAGATGCTGGCTGAGTGTGCGCCCATTGACT